CTTGTTAAACTTAAATTAGCTGGTGCTACATATGTCTTTAACGAAAATGATTGCTACATTCTCGAGGGCGGATTTACTGTAAGAAAAGACGACGCTACTTCAGAAAATCCAAGAGAGTACAAATACGTTATTAACAAAATTTCAAAAGAAGAAGCATGTTCGTGTAGAACAAACCATGGTATTATAATGAAAGAACTTGGATACCATAAAAACCCAACTGATGAACGTCTAATTAAAGCTCGTGAAAGCAGTGAAAAACGTTTAGAATATGCAAGAAAGTTTGCCAGTGCTAATATTGAAGAGCCAGGAGAACTCATCGATCAAATTGCAAAATGCCCTGACAAAGACGTTTTCATGAATCCAATGAGAACAGGCAGTATCAAAAAAGGCGAGATGGTGACAACTGGACAATTATTGATTGTTCCAAAGGAAAGAACTCTACACTATCGACCAATATACTCTTCAGTTTCTTTTGATTACGACCGCTTAAGTGGTCCTGAAGCAAAAACCTTTTTTGAAATTATTTCATCCCGTAAGCTCTTATCCTTTAAAGAGTTCGCGCATAAATAATTTTATGTGGATTTATAACGGAGAGGAATTTACCTCTGAAATGATCGAATCATACCATGGATTTGTGTATGAAGTTACCGATACTCATAATGGAATGAAGTATATTGGTAAGAAAAAGTTTTGGTCTAAAGTTACTCGACCGCCTCTTAAAGGCCGAAAAAACAAAAGGAGGTCATTAAAGGAGTCTGATTGGCAAACATATTATGGCTCAAATGAAGAAGTAAAAACACTGGTAGAGGAGTGTGGAACTAGTAGATTTAAAAGAACTATACTAAAATTGTGTGTTTCTCCCGGTCAAATGACTTACTTTGAAATGAAAGAGCAGATTGATAGAGAGGTGCTTTTTAAGCCAGAAGAGTACTATAATGCCTTTATTGGCGGTAAAATACACAGAAATCACGTATTAAAGAAAAAATAGTATTTACAATAGTTAGTTTTCAGTGTATAATATGTACTGAAACAAAAAACAGATTATGATTATTGTAGATTACAGCGGAATAGCTATTGCATCCATTTTTTCACAAGACCGTCCAGAAGAAATTCAAGAGGGTCTTATTCGCCATATGATTCTTAATTCTCTTCGGAGGTACAATGTTAAGTTTAGAAAAGAATATGGCGAAATGGTAATTGCCTGCGATAGTTCATCCTGGCGCAAAGAAGCATATCCTCAATATAAAGCAAAGCGCAAAAGCAATAGAGATGATTCACCGTTGGACTGGGGTCATTTCTTTACACTAATCAATGGTGTAAGAGATGAGATTAAGGAAAATATGCACTATCCTGTGGTTCAAGCAGATCGTGCAGAGGCTGACGACGTAATTGCAACACTCGTAAAATCAACACAGGAGTTTGGCAAAGCAGAACCTGTTATGATTGTGTCTTCTGATAAAGATTTCTTTCAATTACATAAGTATTCTAATGTAAAACAATTTAGTCCAATGAAGCGAGATTTCGTAACTGTTGATGATCCTGTCTTTTATAAGTTTGATCATATTTGCCGAGGTGATTCAGGCGATGGTGTTCCAAACATTCTTAGTTGTGATGAGTCATTTACTGAAGGCATCCGTCAAAAACCAATGCGTGCCAAAAAGATCGAAGGATGGTATAAAAATTACTACGATGCAGATCTTTCGATCTCGGCCGAAATTAGTGATATGGGTCACGAGGCATATCGTAATTTCTGCAGAAACAAAACAGTAATTGACCTTGACTGTATTCCTGAAGATATTGTGCAAGATATCAACGATAAATATAATCTACAGACAAACAAAAATAAAGGGAGAGTACTAACATACCTTATTGAAAAGCGGTGTAATATGCTAATCGATTCAGTATCGGACTTTCTCCCAGCAACCTAATTATTATTATGCAAAAATATATCCATGAAATATTCGAAGAAACGTGTAAATTAGATAATCGTGATGATCGTATTGCGTACCTAAAAGAAAACGCGTTTAAACAAGTAAAGACTGTATTACAGCTTTGTTATAATGACAAAATTGAATTAGATCTTCCTTACGGCCGACCTCCTTTTGAAGTATGTCCAGATGGACGTGAACCTTCTCCTTTGGCCAATGTCTTTAGCTCTATTGGAGTTTGTGTTAAAGATAATGATGTGGCACGTGTAAGAAAGGAAAAGGTGTTTATTGGCATTCTTGAGCAATTGTGTGAAAAAGATGCCCATATTCTTTGTGCAGCAAAGGATGGTACTATTACAACCCTACAGAATAAAGCGTACTCAAAAATGACAAAAAGTCTTGTAGAGGCGTGTTTTCCAGAGATTCTAAAATAGCAATTGTGCTATTTTGTAGTGTACAATTCGTTGAATTTGTGCTATAATAGATCAGTAATGAACGTATTTGTTTTAGATAATAATCCAACTACCGCAGCTCAACAGCATTGTGACAAACATGTCGTAAAAATGATTGTTGAGTCTGCTCAAATGCTATCAACTGCTCATCGTATGTGCGATGGAAAAGCAGAACGTAGACCATCAAGTTCAGGCAAAACAATGCAACAGTATTATGCTTTGCCCGATGAACGCGAAAATATTCTTTATAAAGCAGTTCACAAATATCACCCATGTACAGTATGGACAATGGAAACTATTCAAAACTATCGGTGGCATTGGAAGTTATTTAACGCTCTTTGTGACGAGTATAAGTACAGATATGGCAGAGTCCACAAAACCGATGAATTGCTTCGTGATGAACTTTACTGGGGTCCAGCAAATATTGCTGATTCTCAAAAAACTAAATTCCCATTGGCTATGAAATCAAATCCGGAATGTATGTTTGACGATCCTGTCAAATCATATCGAGCATTTTACAAAACAAAACAAGACAGATTTAAAATGGTGTGGACAAACCGTGAAACACCAAACTGGTTTAAATAATTATGACATACGATTACATATGCGATAAATGCAAGAACAGATGGGAAGAGTCTCATCCTATGAAAGACCGCAATCTACCGGTAGGAAAAAAATCTCCATGTTGCGAAGATGGTGTTGTTAAAATGGCTATCACAGCTCCAGGTCTAAACTTTGAAGGTGCAATTTCACCAATACGAAGAGCAGGGACTGGATGGAATGACGTCCTAAAGGGAATTAAAAAAGCATCAGGAAAGGATAATACAATTGATCACTACTAAAAATGAAAAAAACAATATTAGTATTAATGATTATGGCAGTATTGACAGCCATAGTTAAAGCCGAAACAAAATATACTAGTATAATATCCGGCGTTTCAATTGGTAAAGGTAGAATTCATGTCTCTAATACATTAACAAAAACATTTGATGCAACTCAAATTCGCATTAAAGAAGGAAAAGACCCTAAGCCTATTAGATGGGCAACAATTTCAGACTACGTAGTCTTAACATTTATATCTAAAAATGATAAGATTACTAGATCGCAAGTGGAGAAAGCAATCCGTAAAGCTCCTCCTAAATTCGACAAGCTATATCTTGTATGGTCAGTAAAGAAAGAGAAGAAAAGAACACAATTAAACACTACTAAAAAATGAAAATAAAAACACAACACACAACACCCGTAGAGGTGACTTTAAACGAAGAAGATCAGAAGAATATTACCGCAACATATTTAGAGAAAGTTTTTAATTGGAATAGAGAGTATTTTATTGAAGATGGTAATGTAAAAATAAATATTGTGCGTTATAGCAGCCATTCGTGGAATAGTATAGAGGTTGTTAGAAAAGCAAACAGCCGTGATGTTTTTGCTGAAAAAGTATTTCAAAATATTTACAAAAGCTAATTCGTGCCAAGAAGAAGTACAAAAAAGAAAGACAATATTCTTGTCCCTGATCTTGATGAACTTGCTGTGTATTCTAATAATATGCAGCACATTAAACCTATTACAGATTCTCAGAAAAAAGCTTATGATTGTTGGGAAAAAGGGAACAATCTAATTTTATCGGGAGCTGCAGGTTCAGGTAAAACATTTATTGCAATTTATCTAGCACTCCAGGAGCTTATTAATAATCGTAAAAAGCGTTTAGTAATTTTAAGATCGGTTGTTCCTACTCGTGATATTGGTTTTTTGCCTGGAACACAAGAAGAGAAAGAAGCAGCATATTTGACTCCATACATTGGTGTTGTAAGTGAAATATTTAATAATAATCCATCCTTGTTTACATCCTTTATTAAAAATGGAACAATTGAATTTTTGACAACATCGTATATTAGAGGTATTACGCTAAAAAACGCAATTGTTGTAGTTGATGAATTTCAAAACTGTAATTTCCACGAGCTTGATTCGATTATCACGCGTATTGGTAAAGGCTCTCGAGTGATTTTCTCTGGTGATTACTACCAGTCGGATTTCACAAATAGAAAAGAAAAAGAAGGTATTGGAGAATTCTTAAAAATTATTGAATGCTTAAAGCACTTTGAAAAGATTGAATTTGATTGGAAAGATTGTGTGAGGTCAGGAATGGTCCGCGACTATCTTATGACAAAAGAAAAAATGATTGAAGATAATACAGTCAACATCCCTAAATAATGAACAAAACATTTGAACACGCTGATATTCAGCTTAAATACGAAGAGCTATCGGCTAAAACCGAAAAGAGCGGTCGCGTATATACTACACCAGGAGGAATTAACTACCCTTCAGTAACTACCGTATTAGGATACCGTGACCGTTGGAAATGGGCTGAGTGGAGAAAATCAATTGGTGAAGAAGAAGCAAATCGTATTACACGGCATGCTACTACACGGGGAACAGCAGTACACAACATTGCTGAACGCTACATTAATAACGAAGAAGACTTTATTAAAACTGATAATGACAAAATGCCTCATATCCAGTTTGGGTGGAAGACTCTTAAGAGTGTTATTGATGATCGTATTGGTAAAGTGTATATGCAAGAATGCACACTTTACTCTGACGATTTAAAGATTGCTGGCCGAGTTGATTGTATTGCTGAATTCGATGGTGAACCAGCCATTATTGACTTTAAAACTTCTGGTAGAGTAAAGTCAGAAAATGAGATTAGTACATATTTTATGCAAGAGTGTGCTTACGCAATTATGTTTAAAGAGCATACTGGCATCGACGTTAAAAAACTAATTACTATTATGGTAGTAGATGGTGATCCTAAACCAATTGTTTTTGAACAGACTGTTGACGATTGGGAAGATAGGTTACGAAAAGAAATTGATTATTACTACGGCTGGTAAAGTGTTATGATTATTTTAACGGATTGTGATGGTGTCCTTCTTTCATGGGTGCACTCATTTGAATGGTGGATGAAGAGGAAAGGCTATAAGCCTTGTGCGGTTTCGTACAATGTATCACAACAATATGGTATTAGTCAAAAACACGCTGCAGATCTTGTAGAAGTGTTTTGTGAATCTGCTGCAATTGGATACTTGCCTCCTATAAAAGACGCAATTAAATATGTACGTAAGCTTCATGAGGAGCAAGGTGCAGTTTTCCATTGCATCACTTCGATTGGTGTTGATCCGTATGCTGTAAAACTCCGCGAACAAAATCTTAATAGAGTGTTTGGTGAAACTGTTTTTGAAAGAATACATTGCTTACCTTGCGGCGCAGACAAAACTGAAGCACTTAAAAGGTATGAAGGATCTGATTTTGTATGGGTCGAAGACAGATTAGAAAACGCAAATCTAGGAGCTAAAATGGGTTTAAGGTCGTTTTTAATAAACCATCCATACAATAAAATGGGCGTCGTACATGACGATGTTACTAGAGTTGATAACTGGAAAGAAATTTACAATCATATTGCGTAATGAAAAAGGTAGCATTTTTAAATTTATCTTACAACGCATTTAACAAAAATGACGTTTGGAAATCTTTCTTTGATCAAGGAAAGCAAAATTCTTTTAACTTGTATATACACCCTAAAGACGACTCTCAGTGTGTATTTTCTGACTACTTTATTAAAAATCGTGTAGAAACTGCCTGGGGCCATTTTTCTTTAGTTGAAGCTACTATAGAGTTAATGAAGGCAGCACTAGAGGATAAAGATAATGAATA